GTGGGCAAAGTGATCCCGGGCGGCTCGTTGTTGGAGGCGGGAAGCATGGCCGTCAACACTTACCTGAACGCCGAGACGAAAGATGAAAAGGCCGAGGGTTACGGTGCGGCAGCGGGTTCGCTGGCTGGCACCATGGCCGGTGCCGCTGCCGGGGCGGCCATTGGTTCGGTGGTGCCCATCATTGGTACCGCGATTGGCGGTTTGGTCGGCGCGTATCTGGGCAGCATGGGTGGCACCGCTCTGGGCGGGGCCGTGGGAAAATCGTGGTTTGGTGGCGAGCAAGAAAAGCCAGCAGCTCCGGCAACGCCGTTGTTGATGGCGCCTCGGCCAGGGCCGGTGGTGCCCAGCTTGGCCAGCATGGGACGGTCTTTCAACGGGGCGAACGAGCCCGGCGCGCTACTGATGGTGGCCAGTTCCGCACCTCCTAACCCAGCCTTAGGTGACGTCGCTCGCGCACTGGCGACACCGGCGCCGGTCAAACCAGCGGCGATGGCGATTCAGCCCAAGGCGCCAGAGAAACCGGTACCCACCAAAGTGGATCAGAAGTTCCAGTACTCCCTGAGCATGCCGGTCACGGTGCAAGGCGACGTCAAGGATCCACAGCGCCTGGCTCAGGACCTGATGCCGCACATGCAGCGGATGATGGCCGATGCCGCGAAACAGAACGCGTCGAGCCAGTTGTTCGATGAACCCCACTTGTAAGGAGACCCCATGGCTTACATGGAGCAATTGCAGGCTGGCCTCAAGTACCTGGTCGAAGCCGGGGAGTCGGGACGGCGCAGTGCGGACGGCATGCTCGGCCCGGTCAATGGTGCGATCCGGGAGATTACCGGCGCCGCGTCCGAGCTGGAAAATATCCCGTTCGTGGGGCCGGCAATCGGCGCCAAGCTGCAGCGGGTGATGCGTGGCGTGGATGCGGCGCAAGCCAAAGTCGGGCAAGTGGTGGCCACCTACGGGCGGGCCACCCGGGCCGCCGCGGAAGTGCAGGAACGCATGGGGACGCTGAAGGAACAGGCGGGCAAGGCGACGACGGCGATCAACAAGATCGCCGGCCAGGTCAGCCCGTCGCTGGCCAACATCGTGCCCACCAGTGTGTTTGCCACCGATGCCACGCCGGCACCGGAAGCGGTGAAGCCGTTCCCGCACCTGCTGATCATTCAGCCACAGGATCCCAAGGCGCAACCGTACTACTTCAACCTGGACACGGCGGCCTTCGACGAACTGACGCGGTCGACCGAGTTTCGCTGGGCCTCGCAAGAGCGCCTGTCGCGTCGGCCGGCGCAGCAGGCGGTGGGCATCGGTGAAGAGAAAATCACCCTGAAGGGCACGATTTACCCGGGCTTCAAGGGCGGATTGAAGCAGCTCGACACCCTGCGCAGCATTGGTGCGCAACTGAAGCCGTTAACCCTGACCACGGGCTACGGCGATGTCATGGGCACCTGGTGCCTGAAGACCATCACGGAAGAGCAGGGCGCGCTGATGCACGGCGGGATTCCGCGTAAACAAGGGTTCACTCTGGAGTTTGTGCGCTATGGCGACGACATGCAGAACGTCTGACGGGGATCTGCTGGACACCATCTGCCATGACTTTTATGGCCACCTGACGGGCAGTGTTGAAGCGGTGCTGGATGCCAATCAGGGCTTGGCCGATGAGCCGCAACCCTATCGCGCCGGCGTGGTGATCACGCTGCCTGATTTGGCTACTCCTGTACAGGAACAGGTCACGCTATGGGATTGATGGTCTACACTCCTGCCGCTTGATAACTCAAGCTCCTTACTTTCATACCCGCCTTGTGCGGGTTTTTTTTTGGAAAAAATCCATGACCCCTAGGTTTCGCATCGTCGCCAATGGCGCCGATATTACGGCCTTGATCAATGATCGGCTGATTCAGCTGCGCACGCTGGACAAGCCCGGGATGGAATCCGACGAGTTCGAATTGCGCATCGATGATCGCGATGGCCAGGTGACGTTGCCGTCCCGTGGCAGTGCCATCGAGGTCTATCTCGGCTACGCCGAAACGTCGCTGGCCCGCCTGGGGCGATACGTGGTCGACGAGATCGAGGTCTCGGGGCCGCCAGACACGTTGGTGATCAAGGGCAAGGCCAGTGACATGCGTGGTACCGGCAAGACCATTCGCAGTGGCAGTTGGGAAAGCGTGCCGCTGTCGACCATCGTGACCGACATTGCCGCACGCAACGGCTGGCAGCCGGGGTGTCCGGTGTCTACCAAGGTGGTCCGGGCGGATCAGCTCAACGAGTCCGATTTTAATTTCCTCACTCGCCTGGCCAAGCAGTACGACTGCACCGCCAAGGTGGCCGAGGGCAAGTTGCTGGTGATGTCACGCCAAGGCGGCCAGAGCGTAAGCGGCAAGGCCTTCGGCGCCATCACGCTGACGCGCAGCGATGTCAGTCGCTGGCAGTTTCGGTTGGGTGATCGCCATGCACATAAGGCGGTGGCGACCAAGCATCAGGACAAGAAGAACGGGAAGCTGGTGGTGGTCTCCCTGGACAACGACGACGTGCCCGACGGGCTGCCGGCGGTGCACACCGACCGGCATATCTACCCGAACAAAACCGCCGCCGAGGCGGCGGCCAAGGCTCGCTTGGCCGCGTTCAATCGCTCCGGTGCCGGCGTACGTCTGGAGATGCCCGGCCGCACGGACATCTTCGCCGAACGATCGATCAATGCCCAGGGCTTCAAGGACGGGCTCGACGGTGAGTACCTGACCGATTCAGTCGAACAGGTTTACACCCAGTCCGGCTGGTCGACCACGGTGGAATGCAACGGCGGCAAGCAGGGCAAAGCCAAGGCCAAAGGTAAGAAGAAAAAACCACAACAAGACCTGAAGGTGGTGCAGCTGAATCAATAGCAGCGTCCTCCGTCACAGCAATAGGAGCAAGCGAATGCCGTTAACTGAGCAACAACTACAGCGCATCATGCCCAACGCCCGCCGCCAAGCGGGCGTTTTTGTATCCGCGCTAAACGCAGCCATGGTCCACCGGCAAATCAACACGCCGAAACGCCAGGCCGCATTCCTCGCGCAGGTCGGGCACGAATCCGGCCAACTGCAGTACGTGCGTGAACTGGGTGGTGATCAGTACCTGAGCAAATACGACACCGGCAATCTGGCGGTGAGGTTGGGCAACACCCCTGAAGTGGATGGGGATGGTCAGCGCTATCGCGGTCGCGGCCTGATCCAGATTACCGGCCACAGCAACTACTTGCGCTGCAGCCTGGCGCTGTTCGGTGACGAGCGTCTGCTGCGCACCCCTGAGCTGCTCGAGCTGCCGCAATGGGCGGCTGAGTCGGCGGCGTGGTTCTGGTGGATACGTGAACTGAATGCACTTGCGGATCGGGATGAGTTCGAGGCGATCACCCGCAAGATCAACGGCGGCCTCAATGGTCTGGCGGATCGACTGCAGCTGTGGGAGCGGGCGAGGGCGGTGTTATGCGTCTCGTCGACCTGATCCCTGCGCCGTACCGAGTGTTGGTAGTCGGCAGCCTACTGGTTGCAGTCGCGGGTGGTGCTGCCGCGTTGGCCTGGCAAGTCCAGGCTTGGCGCTACGGTAAGCAACTTGCCGAACAGGCCCGGCTGCACACCGACACTCTCAATCAGCTGACTTTGGCCTCGGCCACGCAACAGCGTGCCGAACAGGACAAACGTCTGGCCCTGGAGCAGCGGCTTTCAACCAGCGAACAAACCCTTTACCGAGCCCTGAGCGATGCCCAACGTGATCAAGGTCGCCTGCGCGACCGCCTTGCCACTGCTGATCTGCGCTTGTCAGTCCTACTCGACGCCACCGACTCAGCCAGCGGCTGCGCAATGTCAGCCACCCCCGCCACCCCCGCCACCGGCGGCGTGGTTTATGGCCCCACAAGAGCCCGACTTGACCCAGCGCATGCTCAACGAATTATCGGCATCACCGATGCCGGCGACCAAGGATTGATCGCACTGGCGGCCTGTCAGGCCTACGCCAAAGCAGTCTCAACACCGAAGTGAAAAGAGCGACCGGACTGGATGCGTCAACATCCAGCCCGGTCGCCGTCCCTGCAGATGGTCCCTGCAAGTCCAGCCAAGGCTCTTACTCCGTGCACGAAGCGCGGCGAGCCTAGCACCTGTTTATCCATACAGTAAAGGTCTTGCTCTCTATGTCCACACCTATCATCCCTTGGATGGGCGGCAAACGCCGCCTGGCCGACCGTCTCATTCCGCTCTTCCCACCGCACGAATGCTACGTCGAAGTCTTTGCCGGCGGCGCCGCACTGTACTTCATGCGACCCCAGGCCGCGCCCGTGGAAGTCCTCAACGACATCAACGGCGACCTGGTGACGCTGTACCGCGTCGTGCAGAACCACCTCGAAGAGTTTGTGCGCCAGTTCAAATGGGCGCTGAGCTCGCGCCAAGTGTTCGAGTGGCAGAAGATGACCCGCCCCGAAACCCTTACCGACATCCA